AGCGGTGACATCGGTGCAGTTCGCGTCGGTTCCCTTTCGAAGAAGTTCGACGTTATGGTCGATCCTTACTTCCCACGCAACGTGATCCTTGTTGGTCGCCGTGGTAGTAGCTTCCTTGAGAGCGGCTATGTGTACGCACCATATGTACCACTCCAGACAACACCAACTATCTTCGGTGTAGAGGACTTCGTGCCTCGTAAGGGTGTCATGACCCGATACGCCAAGAAGATGGTTCGTCCGGATATGTACGGCCTGGTCATCTGCCGAGGTCTTGACAGCTAAGGTTGTCCTGACATAAGGTCAAAATAATGAAAGCCCCGCCTCTTTTGAGGCGGGGCTTTCTATTTATTAATAGAGCTAATCGAGGATCCTTATATGGCAATTCCAAATCTTTCCCCGGCATCAACTTCAAATGCCAACATTCTCCCAGTCACGGGAGCCGCCGCAAATGTGGGCGCTACCTTGCCGTTTGGCATTTATGCAGCATCTAATGCGTTCCTTTCGGGCGCAGCTGACCAGGTGGCTTACACTTATAAAAAGCTTGGTGGTGACGTTCTAGATATTGAGTTGGCTGAGGGAAACGTTTACGCTGCCTACGAAGAAGCAGTTTTAGAATATTCATACTTAGTAAACCTTTACCAGACAAAGAATTCGCTTTCCTCTATGTTGGGTGCTACAACTGGCTCCTTTGACGAGGACGGCGTGATCTCTGGATCACTGTCTGGCTCCAACATTGCACTGAGATATCCAAAGTTTGATTATGGATATGTCAGAAGAATCTCCGAGGGCCTCGCAACAGAAGCCGGTATGGGAGGCACAACTGCAATTTACTCCGCATCGGTTGACAGTATCCCAGATCAGCAGGACTATGATCTGCAAAATTTAATTTCTTCATCTGCCGCGACAGATACTTCCGTGCCATATTATCAAAGGGTCGGAGATAGAAGAGTAATCATCAGAAAGGTATTCTTTAAGACCCCGCGAGCCATGTGGAGATTTTATGGCTACTATGGTGGTTTCTCTGTTGTGGGCAACCTTCGCACATACGGACAGTATGCTGACGATTCCACCTTTGAGATTGTGCCAACATGGCAGAACAAACTCCAGGCCATCGCCTATGAGGACGCTTTGAATGTAAGAGTGTCACACTATTCTTATGAGATCCACGATAACAACCTCCGGATCTTCCCAGTACCGGATACAACATCTCCTGATAAGTTCTGGGTTCAGTTTAGCATCGAGCGTGAGTTCGAGCCATGGGAGGACTCTGGGAGAGGCGACACAGGAGCCGAGGGTGTCAACAATTTGAACACCATTCCATTTGAGAACATTCCGTTTGAAAACATTAACTCCATTGGCAAGCAATGGATTCGTAGATTTGCTTTGGCACTGACCAAAGAGATTTTGGGACAGGTCAGAGGCAAGTTCTCGACTGTTCCGATCCCCGGAGAGAATATATCTCTCAACGCTGCAGATCTTCTCGGTCAGGCACGCACCGAGCAGGATCAGCTCCGAGATGAGCTTAAGACAATTCTTGATGAGACAACATATGATAAGCTCGCCGCCGTTGATTCAACAATGCAAGACTCGGGTAGAAAGGTTCTTGAGAACGTTCCAGCCGGCATTTTTGTAGGGTAAGTAAATGGCACGCAGTAAGAGATCTGAAAAAGAGATAAAAGACAAAAGATCTCAGAGATTTGAATATGTTGGTGACAAAAAGGTGGCCAATGAACTCAAGGAGATTGAGTTCCAGCCGTCATCTCTGGAAACCATTGATAGAGCGATGCTTCGCTTTATTGACGAAGATCTCAATCTTTTTACCACAACCAATGACGGATTCAAGAAGGTCCCCGTCCTTTGGGTTACTGCCGAACGTGCATTTCAGATTAAGCACAATAAGGACCTCAGAGACAAGGAAGAGACCTTAATTCTTCCTTTGATCACAGTGAATCGAGTGAACGTAACAAAAGATCAGAACTATCGTGGAACTGTTTTTGCGAACCTGTATCCCGTTAATGATGCCAAAGGGGGCACCATCACAGTAGCGAGACAGATTAACCAGCAAAAGACTGCACAGTTTCAGAATGCTCAGGCTAACAGAAAGATCGGTGGCAACACTCCACCCACGGTTTCTAACAAAATGTTGAATACCAACAAGCGAAACATGTCTACAGCTAAGACAGTATATGAAACAATCACGATTCCTATCCCAACGTGGATCAAGGTGAATTACCAGATCTCGTTGCGAACAGAGTATCAGCAGCAGATGAACGAACTTATCCGCCCATTCATTACAATTCCAGGCAACTCCAGGACTCCAAAGATGATTGAGGCCGAGGGCCATTCTTATGAGATTTTTATTGATGGCAGTTTCGCCAACCAATCAAACCAAGCTAGCATTGGAATGGAGCAGAGAAACTACGAGACTGACATTACCATTGAAGTTTTGGGATATCTCATCGGAGAGGGCGAAAACCAGGAAAGACCTAAGATCGTAAAGCGCGAGAACGCGGTTGATATCAAGCTCGGCCGAGAAAGAACTATAGTCGGCGATATTCCCGAAAACATAAAAGACGGTTTTTACAGAGAATAATTCTCTTCCTACTATTTAGCACTATTTACTTTGAACATTTTCGCAATGTAGGAGAACCGAACGAATGTCAGTTAAAAATTACCGATTTGTATCCCCCGGCGTTTTCGTAAACGAGATTGATAACTCCCAGACGCCTGCTTCGCCAGCAGGTATTGGACCAGTTATTATTGGCCGCGCCGAAAAGGGACCAGCCCTAAGACCAATCACAGTTAACTCTTTTGAAGAGTTTGTTAATGTGTTCGGCACCCCCGCCCCTGGTAACAACGGCGAGGACGTATGGCGCCAAGGTGCTAACACAACGGCTACCACATACGGCATGTATGCTGCCCAAGCATATCTTAAGAATAGTTCTCCACTAACTTACATTCGTCTCCTAGGTGCTGAGGATGATAACGCCTCTGGCCAGCCAGCCGAAGCCGGCTGGAACGCTGGCACTGACGGTCGAGCCTGGGGCCTCGTCCTCTTCCAGACTAGTAGTAACACAGTTCTGACTGGTGCACTTGGAGCCATCGTGTATGGCGATAGCTCAATTGATATGGAACTTACAGGTACTATTCTAGCCCAGATAGACTCCACATACACCACTGGTAACAACGTTACTGGTTCTGACGTTGTTGTTATCTCCAGTCCAGGCCGAACAAAAGAGTTCAAGGCTCAGATCAAGTCTGGCGGTACCATTGTTGACACGATTACCTTCAACTTTAACAAGAACGACTCGAAGTACATCCGAAAGGTCTTCAACACAAACCCACAGCTGCTGACAACCGGTATTACGGATGCAGACAACCGCGAGAAGTACTTCCTTGGTGAGACTTTTGATGCTCACGTTGATAACGTACTGAGCGATGGCAACTCTGACTTTGCTGCAGCATGGGTACGACTCAATGATGGTGGCGAAGACGGAGATGACTTTAGCTATGAAGTCCAGGCCGCTCAGACTCCACAGGTTATCAGCTGCAAGCTTTCGCCTACCTCCAACCCAACAAAGCTGTTTAAGTTTGTTGCAAGAGATGATTCGGGTGATTGGTCTAGCAAGAACCTCAAGATCTCCATTCAGGACATCAAGCGTTCGACTAATGACAACGATCAGTATGGTACCTTCTCTGTGGTTATCCGCCACCAGAGCGACAGCGACAATGTTGTACAAGTTGTTGAGCAGTATAACAACTGTAACCTCAACCCTAACTCTCTGAACTACGTCGCCCGCAAGATTGGTGACTACAGACAGACATGGGTAAACTCTGATCGACGATACCGCCAGCTTGGTAACTACCCTAACGTTTCTGACTATGTTTACATTGAGGTAAACTCTGACGTTGATGCAGGTATTACAAACCCATCGCTCCTTCCATTCGGTTTCGAGGGTATTGTTAAGTATAAAGATTACACTGAGGTTGCTGAAGGTCTTCTTCATTCTTGGACTTCCGGCAGCACCAACATCCATGACACTACAGACCCAACAGACGTTGGTGACAGCTCCGCGATCGACGTTTACACCTCTGGTTCGCTGTTCGTCGTATCTGCATCCACATCCAACACTGCTTGCACTGCTTCTGTTGCGTTCCCACGACCACGACTGCGTGTCAGTGCATCGGATGGTAACTTGATGAACCCAACTGACGCCTACTTCGGCCTGCAGACAGCTGAGTCTGCTGGAAGCACAGTATACTCCAAGTCGTATATCGACATTCTGAGACCACGCGGCGGCATCGTTGGCTTCACAGTTCCATCGTCCAACGAAGAACTGTCCCCAACGTTTACCCTGGATGATGTTTCAGGATCCGGTGTATATGTCACAGGATCGAGCACGAGCACATCGCTTACATATGTAAACGGCGCCGTCTCCGGTGTTCTCGATGCCGGCTATGACCGCTTCACAGTCCCACTTTTCGGTGGATTCGACGGTGTAGACATCAAGGAGATGGATCCATTCTCTGCTGCGAGAATGCCTACCGCTCCATCTGACACAACTAGCTACTCTTTCTTCTCGATTAGAAGAGCGATTGATTCGGTTGCAGACCCAGAGGTTGTTGAGATGAACCTGGCTGCTATCCCAGGACAGACTCAGGATGGTCTTACAACTCACCTGGTAAGAACTTGCGAGGATCGTGGCGATGCACTCGCTGTTATCGATCTCCCAGATTCGTTCGTACCACGAGAGGACAGCACAGCTATTAACCGTAACAACCTGCCATCGACCATTACAACTCTCGTAAACGGTCTAAGAGACAGAGGACTTAACTCCTCCTACGGTGCAGCATATTACCCATGGGTCCGTGCCCGCGACACCATCAACGGTTCGTTCATCTGGCTCCCACCATCTGTTGCTGCTATCGGCACGTTCTCCAGCTCCCAGCGTAGATCGCAGGTCTGGTTCGCACCAGCCGGCTTCAACCGCGGCGGACTGACAGAGGGCTCTGCAGGCATCCCAGTTGTTGACGTAGCACACCAGCTGCGCCGCAAGGATCGTGACGACCTTTACACAGCGAACATTAACCCAATCGCCAAGTTCCCAGCAGAGGGTATCGTGATCTTCGGCCAGAAGACACTTCAGGTTACCCCATCGGCACTGGATCGCATTAACGTGCGCCGCCTGATGATCTTTGTTAAGAAGCGCATCTCGCAGATTGCTGCCGGCCTGCTCTTCGATCCAAACGTTCAGCAGACTTGGAAGCGATTTACCTCACAGGTAAACCCATTCTTGGCAGATGTTAAGACAAACTTTGGTCTCTCTGACTTTAGGGTTGTTCTTGACGACACCACGACAACTCCAGATCTTGTAGATAGAAACGTTCTGTATGCGAAGATTTTCCTGAAGCCAACCAGAGCAATTGAGTTTATTGCGATTGACTTCAACATCACAAGAACAGGAGCATCGTTCGACGATTAATAAAATGTGGGGAGTTCCGTCTCCCCACACTATATAATAATAGGATAAACAGGAGACTATATAAATGCCATTTTGGACAAGCGCACTTTCAGAGCCTAGAAGAGCACATCGCTTTCTGCTCACACTACCAAACTTAACTGATATCAATCAGGCTTTCAGGTACGAGCAGTATCTCGCCAAGGCTGTCACAAAGCCGTCGTATACAGTCACTGATACTCCCCATAAGTTTTTGGGCAACACGTACTACTACCCAGGCTCTGTTACCTGGAACACTGTTAGCTGTACAATTGTTAATGCTATCAATCCAGACGGCAACCAGATTCTTTATGATGCTCTTACAAAGTCGGGTTATCTGAAGCCTGATGTCCAGGAAGATGTATTCTTCAACCCAGCCCAGGCCCCAGGCACTGTTAATAAGCAGGGCGCTGTCGATGCTCTCGGCAACGTTATCTTCGAGGAGCTGAACGGTCAAGGTGGTTTGATCGGCACCTGGACACTCCAGAATGCCTTCATCACCAACGCCACATTCGGTGACCTTACTTATGATAATGACGATTTGCTTAACATTGTCATTCAGTTCCGGTATGATTGGGCAGAGTATGAGTCCGGTCCAGCAGTAGCTGCCGTAACAGAACTGAACGGATAATAAGAAAAGAGGTGACCTTTGTCACGTAGAAACAACCTAGAGCGGTTAGGCGCACCGCACCCAGACGCGCCAACTCCCCCCACTACAGAAGCTACGGATCTATTTGCGTTTGTAAACCCAACAGAGTTTGTTGAGTTGCCGAGCCAGGGCCTGCATTATCCAGAAGGGCACCCGCTTCATAATCAGACTGTTATTGAAATTAAGCACATGACTGCAAAAGAAGAGGATATTCTAACATCCGATGCACTTCTGAAGAATGAGCTTGCGATTGATCGTCTGCTTGATTCAGTCATCATCGATTCCAACATTAAAGTTGGTGATTTGCTCTTGGGCGATAAGACAGCCATTCTTATTGCAACAAGGATAACGGGCTTTGGGCCACACTACGATGTGACAGCTAAGTGCCCATCATGCAATAAAGAGTCGGAATATACTTTTGATCTCGCTGAACTTAAGCCAAATAACAAGGAAATGGACGAGAGCGTCACCGCAGAGGGTGAAGGTGTATTTAGCTTCCCGTTACCGATATCAAAGGTTAACATTCACGTGCGACTTCTGACATCGAGAGATGAAAAGAGGGTTGCAAAGCTTATTGCCCCTGACAAGGACACAGCCAGCCCAATTACAGGATTGTTAAAATCCATTATTGTTCAGGCTAACGAGCATACAAACCCAGCGCTCCTTCACAAGTTCATTGAGTCAATGCCTCTGAAGGATGTGAAGCATCTCCGCGAGATCTATGATACCATCAAACCAGACCTGGACCTTCGTTTTGACATTAACTGTCCCCACTGCCACGAAGATGGAAAGGTAGGCATGCCAATGACGGCAGCGTTTTTTTGGCCTAACGCCTGAGTATCAAGAAGCAGTATACGAAGAGTTCTTTTTGCTTAAACATCACGGCGGCTGGTCGTTCACTGAGCTATATAATCTACCCATTGCTCTGCGTCGGTGGTTCCTCGATAGGCTATCAAAAGAGTTCAAAGATCAAAAAGAGAGAATGGAGAAAGCAAGAACAAGATAAATTCTTTCTTTTTAGGAACTATTTATATTTAAACAGGGACCTTTACACATGAGCGATATCGTAGAAGAAGAGATAGTAGATCTAAATAACATTGGCAAGCCACTAACCGAAAGAGCAGCAGTAGCAAGCAAGTTTGCTAATCAAGTTCGCAAGATGATGCTTGATTTGTATTTCGGCGGAATCGATATCCCTCTGCGTCTCATGGGATCCACATCACAGGTTGAATCATTTATGAAAGCGCTCGGTAGAGAAAAGCGCTACATGGATTCGTATATCAAAAACGGTCTTGACAATCCAAAGACCATGAAATCAAAATATTCTCTCAATAGAGCGGTTGAAAATTTTGAGAAAGAAACAGGCTTAAGGTGGCCATTTAAAAACTAGGAGGTTTATAAATGGCAGAACTTACCATTGAACAGCTCAAAGAACGAAATCGTGAATTACAGCTTGAGATTGAACTTAAGCAAGAGCTGATAAAAACAGAGAAAAAACTATTAGCAGAAGCCGTAAAACGCCAGGCCGCGGCCGAAGCAACAGCTGATGCTCAGCAGCTAGAAGAAGCTACCGCAGATATTGACCGCCAAACAGCGCGCATTAAAGCTCAGATAGAGGCCATCAACGGACTCACAGAGGCCAAAGAACGCAATTCCGCTGCTGAGGAAGAGCTTCAAGAACAACAAAAAGTAGGTGAACAACTTTTCGAATCGTTGAGGGGATCCCTTTTCGGACTCGAAGGAGGGTTTGAGAAGTTTGCTCAATTTGCTAGCCAGGGATCGACAAGCCTCGCTAGTTTTGGCGCCGAAGCTATGGAGTCAGTTGCCAGCGGACAACTTCTTAAAGACGCGATCTTTAAGGTCGCCCAGGAGCTAACGGATTTTGCCGTTGAGGCAGATAGGGTCACTGCCGAGTTCCGGAAATCAACCGGCGCCGGCAGAGAATTTGACGACACGATACGAAATGTCGGTCTTAACACCATTGCAATCGGCGCTAGCCTGGATGATGCTGCACAGGCTGTTGGAGCATTGAAGAATGAATTCACAGACTTCACATATCTTTCAGAGCAACAGCAAGGGGCAATCGCAGAGACAACTGTTCAACTGAACAGACTAGGCTTCAGTTTTGCGAATCAAGCCGAGGTTATCCAGACTGCCACTCAGGCTCTGGGCATGGATGTAGATCAAGCCAACGACTTGCTTATTGATCTTGCCTCGACAGCTCGCAGCCTTGGAGTTGATGTAGACACACTCGGTGGCCAGTTTGCTGCAAACAAAGACTTCCTTGTTCGTTTCGGCGATGATAGTCAAAAAGCATTTGAAGAGTTGGCTGTCACCGCCAAGGCACTCGGCACAGAGCTGGGTACACTTGTCGAGGTTGTCGACAAGTTTAAGACATTCGATCAAGCTGGTGAAACAGTTGGACGTTTGAACGCGATTCTTGGCGGTCCATTCTTGAATTCAATGGACATGCTGAACGCATCGTTTGAGGACCCTATCGAAGGGATCAAGATGCTTCGCGATGGCTTTGATCAAGCTGGTGTATCAATTGAGGACGTCTCTGGCGCTCAACTTGAAGCGTTTGCATCTGCTTTAGGGTTGTCAACCACAAAGACAAAGGAGCTTCTTGGAGCCACCAATGAAGAATTGGAAATCCAGAGAATGAATCAGGAAGAGATGGCAGAGGCTGCAAGACAATCACAAGCAGCAATGGATCAGTTGTCCAACGCATTTAAACAAATGTTAATCGCCGGCAAGCCTCTTATTGACAATTTGATTGTTCCCATAATTGAGGGCATTGGAAGCTTTGCCGGCTTCATTGCCGGGGCTTCGAGCGCTTTGGGCAGGTTCGTTGGTGTTGGACTTGCAGCTGCTGGTATTGCCGCTCTTGTCGCCGCGCCGTTCACTGGAGGCGCTTCACTGCTTACTTATGCTGCTATAGCCGGCGCCGGGGGAATTGCAGCATTTAGCGGCGGCGGATCTGAAGCCCCAGCTGCAGCAACACCGACACCCGGATTCCGTTCCGGTGGTACAATTACCACAGAACAGGCTATGGTCCACCCGGGCGAGCTTTTGATTACAGGCGGTCAAGGTTCCGAGGTAATTTCGCAAGAGCTTCTTAGAGAACTAATTGACACCGTGAAGAACCAATCTCAAGGACCACAGCAGATCTCTGTCCATGTCGGCAATGAGAAACTTGAGGACTTTTCGATTAGGGCTCTCAATTCCGAAAAAGCGAGAAGCGCATTCTCGCCATATACCAATGCGTAGGAGAACAAGTTAAATGCCATTATCGCCCTCACTAAGAACTGATCCATTTTTCACCATATCTATCAAGCATCTCCCCACGGATGAACAGGTTACGTTTGAGGGTTGGGTGACCCAGTTTCAAGATGCATATAGTTCTAACTGGAACTCACAAAACGTTTATGGTCGCATGGACCCATTGGTAACGTTCGAGAACACACAAAGAACTATTACATTGGGCTTTGATGTTGTCTCTGATAACATGGATGCTGCAATCAATAATCTGATTAATATCAACCGATTGATTGAGTTTCAGTATCCAATGTATTCAAAGGTTGAAAGGTCTGCACAGAACACGCTCAAGGCCGCCCCTCTGCTGGGGTTGAAATGGACTAATTTAATTAGCAATGCACAAAGCGCAGACTTCCTGTATGGATATATTCAGGGCGGTGTTACATATGCCCCTGACATGGGCGAGGGTGGGTTTATATTAAGGAATGTTGGGAGATCGAATGAAACTATCCCTGGTAGTGAGCAGCAAAGCAGCGTGAGCGTTAGATTTGGCGCTGACCCATTAGAATCACTGGGAGTAAATTTTGATGCTGCTGGTTTGGCTTCCCTTGATCGAGCCCCTGGTGGCTCCGGAGCCAATTCTATTTCAAAGGTAACCAAAGAGAACAGTTATATTCCAAAAAAGGTTAGCTTAAACTTTACTTTTGGCGTCCTACATACTCATCTGACTGGCTTTGATAAGTATGGATCCTTTGGTGGCAGCGAATCACTCAGTAACAAATTTCCTAATGCTGCGATGCTTCGGAACACAACTAGCACGATTACATCTGATACAGCTGCCGGCACGGAAACAACGATCAATCAGGCTTTAGATGCTGAGCTTCTGGAGAATAACTAATGCCTACACGATATGACAGAAGAAAGGTCTTCCTAAACCAGAACGAGTTGTATGACAAGACTATGGAAGAGAGAGACATAAACTCTATTCGACACTACTCCACCCCTGAACTTGCCTATCCGTCAGTGCAGGAGACTAAGGAGTTGACTAAAGTCCGACACGTTTGGAGAACCGGCGATCGCTATTATAAACTGGCAATCCAGTATTATGACTCCGCCCAGTATTGGTGGGTCATCGCTCTGTTTAATCAAAAGCCGACAGAAGCAGATTTAACTGTGGGAGATTTGGTATATATCCCACTACCACTGCAGGATATATTAAGATACTACGATAAGTAAGGAGTTTTGAGTGGCACAGCAAGCAACAAACATCTTTAAGCATGATAACTTTGATTACTCTACCCTTGAGCTATCAATACTCCAGCTTCTAAGTGAATACTACAATGCGAATCTCTTTGATCCAACGGCGTTGGATATTTTTGTGGAATCCTATCCCATGTCTCAAGCTGAGATTGAAAAAGTCACAAAAGAAGCCGGCGTCGGACCTCGCCTAGAAGGTCAAGAGCAAAGTACAACAGGTGTTCAGAATGTTGATCAGGCGATGACAGTCCTGAATAACAACAAGATTCCGTTGTATATGAATGCTGGTCGTAAGATTGGTCTTGTAACAGGCATAAACCCTCAGCAATTTGCTGCCAATAGGGCATCTGGCTTAAAAACATCCGATCAAATTGTTCGAGTCGCTCTGGGCAATTTGTTTAACGAGTCACTCCAACCAAAATTTATAACTGGGATCAAGGAAAAAGATTCGCTAAAGGGCCCATCCCAAAACACCTATAGTCAGGGAGCAATAAACGGCAAACTTCCAACAGCCCTTTTCAGCCCCGCAGTTTTGGAATATCTCCGGAGACGATATATTCGAGACGTCTTGCAAACATCCGCAATGTTAGCATCACCTGCCCTGATAAACACTGCTAAGGTGCTGTATGAAATTCAAGCGTCTCTTGAGCCGCGCTACCGAGAGGGTGGTTCGCTCCGGGATCGTTATGAGGCCGGCCTCAGCTTAATCAATGACACAATTGCTGATCCAACTAATCCGGCCATCCTCACCGAGTCTATCCCAGGGAAATTTACCCCGTCGCGCCTTGATCTTATAGGCAATGAAGTCAAGTCTAACTTTAACGCCGTGCAGGGCTTCTTCGACGAGCCGAATTATGATGTCAACGTTCAGGTTCTGAATCTCTTCGAGGTATTGCGTCCCGATATAGACGCATCCGCCCTGACGCCAAGGTATAAAGGCGATGACAGGAGAAGAAGAAACAGGGAGCTAAACTATATCTATCAGTTTTTTGGTGTTTCTGACGGTGGAAACGCCACTGATTCTCCTTTAGGTCAGTCCGCCGCCTCGAACATCACAGATGCCGATTTTAACGACGGTCCAGTGGTTCGTCCTCCAAACTTAAATCCGTATGATTTTCAGTGCTTTCTTTTAGAGAACATATCAAAACTGACGGAGATCCGGAAGACAAACTCCGAACACATTGCAAAATATAAAAATCTTATCCGGCTGAACAGTAATGGCGATCCCGGAACAGTATTGAACAGGATTGAGTCTGGCCGCGTCGGAACCAAGGAGTTCTTAAACATTTGCCCTGACATTTATGGGTTGCTTACGCCATACATAAAAATATCTAGACTTGAGTATGATGAGGATGGTAAGATCGCAATAGACCCAAATACCAAGAAGCCAGTCGTTAGAGATCTTAGGATTCCAAATTTTCTAACACAAGATCAAATTGAAGACATATTGAGTCCAAGCGGCGGTCGCGTCCCCGGAGCAGGTATCAAATCCTTTAGTTGGTCGCTGGATGGTGTGCAGCCTGCTGAGGTTGATAACAACATCACGGCAAATCTGGTTATGTATTTCCAGTCAGTCAACGATTTCTTCAATGGTGCCCGCCAAGCAGGCGAAGCACAGCCAAACTTCTTGGACTTAATTATTAACTCCCCATCGCTGAGAAAGCAGAGGAAAAAAGCAGGCTCAAATAATGACGCATCTCCATCGGACAAGACATGTCCGGACGATATTAAGAAAAAGCTGCAGCATAGAGAATATGACGGAAAAGACTTTAGAGTTCAGGTTACTGCCGGCTGGTCCGCTCCCCCTCTTGTGGCGCTGGAAGAATTGATGAACGACTCAGGGAAAGCCAAGAAATTGTGGCAGGCCATCAACAGCTCAAAGACAACACTGTATCTACAGATGGTGCAGCATCAGATTAATTTTAATCAAAATGGTAGTCTGGAGTTGTCGATCAACTACAGGGCCAGTCTTGCCGGCCTGCTCAGCGGCAGAACTTCTAATATACTTGATGAGTCTGGTAAAACACTTGCCAAAGATATCAAGGACGTCGAAAGCAAAATCAAGAAGTTGAAGGAAGAAGTCCCAGATGGTGCAACAAGGGCTCAAAAGGATGCAAATAAAACTAAAGTGGAAGAGTTGCAGCAGGAAATAAAAGATCTTCGTTCAATTGACAGGAATGTTAAATATAAAAAGTTTTTGAATGGATTGTTCTTTAGCGAAGGGGATTCGGGAACAAAGATACATTACCTAAATGTCAATCCTTTCGAGCTGTCACAGGCAAATTACTCAGATTTAACACCAGAACAACGCTCGGCCCGCGTAAAGAGAAAGCTTGGCACTCAACTAGACATCACCACAGTAGGCGAACTTAGCACAGCAACCCTTGATGCCATCAACAAGAACAAAGCTGGAACTGGTAAAGACGTTTCCGAGGCCGCCGGTCAAGCTGAGCTTGAAAGATTTCAGAAGATAGAAAAAGCCGACAGGGTTGGCATCCCGTACTTTTACTTAGGCGACCTATTTGATGCCGTTCTGGAGCAGATTAAGGAGAACTATCCTGAAGAGTTGGGTTCAGACGGCCTGAACTTTAAATTTTTTCTGTCCGACGTAGAAATGATTGACCCTCTGCAAGCATTCAAGATTGAGAATCTAGAAGGTCTTATAGACTGTGGCTATTCGTTAAGAGATATTAGTAAGGTTGAGAAATTTGCTACAGAAAGCCCAGAAAGCTTTAGCCAACTAAACGGTATTTTTAGAACAATGAACATTGGGAGTATCCCGATTTCGCTGGATGCTTTCCAGATTTGGTTTAAGAACAATGTTATCAAGAACGAGCGTTCAAATTACTATCTCTTGTATTTTATCAAAGATGTATGTAAAGACCTCATTACAGCTGCTCTGTCCTCGAAGTGTTTCGGTGATAGTTTTAAGTTTGAGCAACGTTTTGATGCGAGGCCGCTTACATTGAACACCAATAGTAAAGGCCGCAGCCGGTACAACCCAAGGAGGACCTATACGGTATCGCAATTGCGTGATGGCGTGCGCTCAATATATCAGGAGCCTAACCCATCTTTTGTTGAGCCGGGGATCATATTGTATTCGACGGATTCCAAGCCACATGCTTTGACCGGCCGAAACGAAGCCAGTGACCGGAGGAAAGGGATCTATCATCACTACTTGGGCTCAGCCTGTGGACTTGTAAAGAACATCAACTTCCAGAGAGAAGATCAGCCATATCTTCGTGAGTCTCGAATTCAAAAGCAAGGCGCGCTCGGACCAGAGCAGTTGAGGGAGCTGTATTCAACAAACATAGATCTGGTTGGCAATAACTTATACAAGAACGGAATGTATATTTATGTTAATCCAAGCTTGATAAATGCTGATCAGACATATTTAGATTATCTGGGACTGCATGGGTATTATTTAGTGACTAGCGTAGAATCAACCATTACCCCCAACAGCTTCGATGTTTCGATCCGCGCTCTTCACCAAGGAGTCGATTTCAAACAACAGGAGCTGCAGCCGAGTGCTCTCACCATTAATCCCGACGTCGAACCAGAATCCGCCCCACCGGAATTTAACTTCACGCCCGATCCCACTACGCCAGAACCGGCCCCGGCACATCAAGCCGGAGCTCGAGCAGCATCGAAAACAACACAGGGGAGAGATAAGTTCTAATGACAACGTTTGACTACACCCCGGAAGATTTACAGAATCCGACTGGCAACAACGGCCTGTCCTCCTTTGCGCTTTATTTCCAGAGACTCATGTATAAGGAGGCAATATATCCGTCTGATGTGAAAGTTCCCCTTGACACATGGTACGAAAAGCAGTATTTTGGCAGAGTGGATAGAATTCAGAACACGATCATCCCGGCCTTCTCTAATCTGGAGCCGCTCCGAACCGTTGGGAGACAGAATCAGTTTGCGCTTAACTTTGTTGTTGCGGCGTTTGAAGAGCTTGCCGCCCACATGAGAACTGCAACAATCCTTGGCGTTCTAAGAACAGAGGGCGCAAACGAAAAGATCTATGATATGAAGGCATATCAGGCCTACAACGATCCCACAAGAATCTATAGCGACTACACTCAGCAACTGTATAACTCTTATCTCGCTGGTCTAACACTTGACGAGAGTAACAAGATAACCAACTTCAACGCCTTTATTAGGTCGTGGTTCGGATACCTAAATGAAGTTGCAGCTTTCATCCCTGTCACAAAGACCAGCTATCTATTGACTGATGCCTGCAATTCTTTCATCTCGGGCTTGTCCGTATCCATTGATCTCGGCCCTGCACAGGATGATGAATATAAGTACGACAACTGGATAAGCGACCCAAACTTTGAATTCTATATCAAGGCAGCCAAGAAATTTGGCTTGATTGTCAACAAGAATACTCCTTGGGTTTTGACTGCCGACTTGTTCTCCGATGCTGCAAAGAAGTATTTCTCTCGGTTCTATGTTCAGTCGCTTAACAGTTTTGTGACAGAGGATAACTTCTTTGATGTATATTATGACAAGACATACTTAACTGACATCAGTGATCTTAAGCATCTGACCGTTAGCGCCTATAAGACATTCACCGAGAACAATCCCCTGTATCAAGAGAGGGTTCTGTCCCGCAAATGTGGTACATTCAAGGTTCTTAACATAGATCGCAAAAAACTCCCGACCAATGTTGATATTACACTGACAGATAAACTGCTTGTTGACTTGTATCTTTCTCTTCGCTCGAAGGAGGCCAAGGATCCTGTGAAGAACGTCACTAAGCTTCGTAAGGAATTGGCCAGCATTTATAGAACCCGCCCAGACCAAAACCTCACGGCCGTGCAGAATGTCGCCAAATACATAAACACCATCTATCGCGATTACATATATCAGCCTGATTATCTGTCATTGAACGAAGATGCGCTAAATACACTTGACAACCGCGTCAGAACTGGTAATATATCCACAGTGGGTTCAATTGCCCAGTCAGTTTACTAGGAGTTCTCTTGCGGTTTCAGATTCTAGACTCTAAGTCTGATTGTGTTGGTTATTTCGCGGACAATCAAATCATTTCAACGCCTGATCTGCCCCCGGAGGGTGGCACTTGGGAGTATTCCAGCCATTTAGGTGATGGCCGCTACGAACTAGCGCGCATTTACAGCCAAGGAGCGACTCTCACAGACGTTTGCCCGGAAGATATGAAGGAGGACTGGGAAGAGACGAAAAAGACGCTCAGATCGTCTCTCAAGGCCTTCTCAACGGCAAAGCTTTCTTTGAATGATAACTGTTTTTACGATGTGCTCCCGGAATATTTCCTGTATCGGTACATGAACATGCGTAATAGCATCACTTCACACGTTCTGGACAACTATGAGAGGCCTGAGAACTACGATCAGATGTATAATCTGGTTCTGATGACAAATAAGATTGCATCGCAGCCCTTGAACATTGATATTGATCCGATCAAGCATCTCCTCGGGTCTGTAAAGGGACAAAACTTCCAGCGCACCTTGCAGAGAGTACACCATGTGTGCGATTACAATCCGTGGGGAACTGTGACTGGTCGACTCGCTGCTAATCCCAACTCCTTTCCGATTCTAACGATGAGCAAGGAGTTCCGTCGATGCGTGAGGCCAAACAACGATTGGCTTGTGGAGCTAGACTTCAACGCTGCAGAGCTTCGCACGCTGTTGGCTCTGGCAGGACAAGAACAGCCCAAGAACGACATCCACGATTGGAATGTCAAGAACATTTTCAACAGTTCCATGACTCGTGAAGAGGCCAAGGTTAAGACCTTCTCGTGGCTCTATTCTAGTAAGGAAAACAAGGACTTAGAGAGGTTGTACAACAAGGATTTTGTGCGAAATAAGTACTGGGATGGCTTCAAAATTAAGACGGATTATGGTAGAATAATGGAGAATGTGGACGAGCATCATGCGCTCAACTACATCATTCAAAGCACCACGATTGACATGGTGCACGAGCAGGCTTACAAGGTCTATGAGTTTTTGAAGGAGAGGAAAAGTACCATCGCATTTCTCATTCACGATGCCGTGTATATTGATCTTGCCGACGAAGATCGCTATGATCTACTCAGTGTGCTTGACACCTTCAGTCAAACACGTTATAGTAAGTTCAAGGTTAATGTTTCCGCCGGCAAGAGCCTGGGCGAAATGAAGGAGCTGAACCTGTGAAAAAGAAAACGTTTTACAACAAACTGGTGAGAGACAAGATTCCTCAGATCATTGAAGAAGATGGGAAGAAGTGCATCTACTCTCGCGTAGAAGGTGCAACTCTGGAGAACTACGCTAAAAGGAAGTTGCTCGAAGAGGTTGAGGAGTTTCTAGCTAATCCGACCCACGAAGAGGCTGGGGATGTTATGGAGATCTTTCACTTCATTTGCGATCTCTATGAGATTAGGGACTCCCAGATTATGGCGACCAGCACAGCCAAGCGTGTCACTCGCGGTGGCTTTAACGAAGGCCTCGTGCTTAGTTGGGTGTTTGAGAAGTGATTGTGGTTGGCCTAGGTAGGGCAGGCTGCAGTATCGCGAAAGCTTTCTCTAAGTTTCCGCAATATGAGACTTATGGTATTGACACCACTAAGGAAGCAGACATTACTATCAAGGCCAAGAATAGTCACGAAGACTATGATGCAGAGTTCCCAAATCTTAAGAAGAAGCTTAAGTTTAAGGATGAGGACGTCCTAGTTGTTGTTGCTGGAGCCGGTAAGATCTCCGGTGGCGCCCTGAGACTTCTAGAGCAACTCAAGAACAATAGAATTTCAATCCTCTATATCGAGGGTGATCTGACGATCATGTCAGAGACACAAAAGAAGCAAGAACGAATCGTAAGCTCCGTACTTCAGGAGTATGCACGGTCTGGCTTGCTCGAACAATTTATTATTGTCAACAATGCATACATTGAAAGAAGCATTGGCGACATGTCGATCATTGGATACTATGATACGCTAAACCAAGCGATTGTGAATATCGTTCACATGACAAATGTTTTTAAGCATTCAGAGCCTGTGATCGGTAATTTCATTACTCCCTCAGAGATTACGCGCATTTGCACGATTGGTGCCGTGACCATAGAGGGGGACGACTACACCGAGTATCAAGAAAAATGGTTTTACCCCTTGACACACACGAAGGATGTGGTATATTATTATGGTATTGGCGAGGATGACCTGAAGAACGACGGCACGCTCTTCAGAAAAATTAACAATTTTGTTAAGTCTCGCCTTGACACAGGAGCGAATGTATCGTATGGTGTGTTTAGGACGAGTTACGAACAAAAATATTGCTATTGCATTCGATACTCTTCTGTGGTACAATACATGGATGAATTGCTAGGCGATCAGGAGATTAGCTGATCGTACTTTAACCCAAAAAGGAGAATAAAATGGGTATTAATTTGGATAAAATGCGAGAGAAGCTCGCAGCCTTGCGAGGTGAGGGTAATAGGGACAGTGTTTTCTGGCGTCCCGAAGATGGTGAGCAGGACATTCGTATTGTCCCGACTCCGGATGGTGACCCCTTCAAGGAGATGTGGTTCCATTATAATGTTGAAAAGGGCGGCTTCCTTTGTCCAAAGCGTAACTTTGGTGAAGAGTGCCCGGTTTGTGATTTCGCTTCTCAGCTTTGGCGTGAGGGTGTGGACAACAACGATGATCATAGCAAGAAGACTGCTAAGTCTCTTTTCGTTCGTCAGCGTTTCTTCAGCCCTGTTATGGTCCGAGGCCAGGAAGATCAGGGAGTTCGCATCTGGGGTTATGGAAAGACCGCATATGAGAATCTTCTTTCGCTCGTGCTCAATCCCGAGTATGGCGATATTACCGATACTGAGGCTGGCACTGACCTAACCCTCACTTACGGTAAGCCCGCAGGGGCATCCTTCCCACAGACGAAGCTCGTCCCCCGACGACGTTCTTCTAAGCTGTGTGAGGATCTCACTCCAGACAAGTGCGCTGAGTTGCTTGATAGCATTCCAGAGTTCGCTGGTCTATTCGATCGCAAGTCGACCGAGGAAGTTCGAGCAATGCTTGATAACTTCATTAACTCGCAGGTCGAGGACCCAGAGTCGGTTAGCAGTGAGACCACGAAGTATGGCAACAAGGGTGATGGCGAGGTCAACGCCGTCGACGCTGCCTTCAAGGAGCTTGGTGCTCTCTAAAATATCCCCTCCGCAGGGAGGCCCGGGGTTACAGGGGCCTCACTTTTAGAAAGGAAGAGTCATGACTACTACCACGAACCGTCTTGAGACGCTGATTGCGCTTCTTGAAGAGACTCGCGAAGATCACGATAAGTTCTTTACGGCTGGCAATAATGCTGCCGGAACTCGTGTACGCAAGGCTATGCAGGAAGTAAAGACGCTTGCTCAGGAGCTTCGCGTTGAGGTTCAAGAGACCAAGAACGCAAGGTAGCTCTCTACCATCCGCAGGGAGGCATGGGATACAGATGCCTCAAATAAAAGAAATAATTATGAAATCACGCACACTAAAAAGATGGACCCCACAAGAAGAAGATATTTTGAGGGAGAAAGGCCCTCATTTCACTTCCCATGAGTTGACGAAGGTGCTTCCTGGCCGAAGTGCCTGTGCTATAGCTGAACGCCGCAAGCGCATGGGGATCGTTCTCACGGATGAGTTAAACAGCCGAAGAGGTCGCGAAGCGCGTAGTAAAGTTAATCTGGATAATCTCCGCAAGGCAGACTATTCTTTGACGTTAGAAAAGCTAGATAACCAGACGCGTCAAATTTTGTTGGGAACAATATTGGGGGATGCTTCGATTCGACACCGGAAACCCAATTATCAACGCCGCGGCAAAAATGGACGCGTCGTGCAAAACGTCTCTAAAGACGCCCATTTATATATCTGCCATGGCGCTCGCCAAATGGAATATCTGCAATGGAAGGTTAACCACTTAGATTTTATTTTTAAGAGCAATCCCTCCAATAAGAGGGCCGGCCACGGCCTCGAAGCGCAGAGTGTACAGCACCCTCTCCTTTCCAAGCTTAGGGAGAGTATGTATGGCCCGCCGTCTGCTGATGGTAAGCGCCACATGTCACAGATCCCGCAAAGGGTAGCGAGCAATTTGGACATGCTGGGCTTGTTGATCTGGTACCTCGATGACGGATGTATTCTTAAGAGGCCGCGCAAAGATGGCTCTTACTATTATGGCCCACTGTTTATTGCTGTAAAGGGTTACAAACTTACGCATCTGGAGCAAGTGGTAAAAACATTAAACAACAATTTGGGACTTAATGCTTATGTACGAATCGATAAACATCCCTACGAATGTAAACATCTTCCCGAGGAGGGGAAAATTAATAAAACAATAAGATTCACGGCAGCAGAGTCACGACGCATTATAAAGGTGTGGCAACAGTATGCGGATGAGCTTGACTTGCCAGCCGAGATGAGGTATAAGTTACCAGGGGATATGACGCTACGGCAGCAGCACCAGAAAGATTAGGAGACGCACTTGACAAGCCCACTGGTGAAGTGATATAGTAAAGATCCGCAGGGAGGCATGGGATACAGATGCCTCAAATTATCACACAATAGGGAGTTTAGAATGAGTGAT